TATAATTAAATTTGGATTTCAAGGAAATAAATAACAATTAAACACAGGAGGATTTGGTATGAAATCCTGTCAACTCTTGAAATAATAAATAAAGCGGAGTTTAGAAGTCGGGTTGGTATTTACAAATAGTAAAGAGATTGTCCCCGATACCTGTAAAACAGACTGATGGAGAAACATTGGGTTTTAGCTTTATATCTTGAGGAAAAGCTAAACTTATTTGAAAAAGTGATGATAGTTCAAATATTTGGTAATAATTAGACTCACCCTAGATAATCCAAAAGTTAAAAAGATAATGAGAAGTTATTTCATTATTTGTTATTTTTCTTAAGGGTGAATTATATCATTACAACTAATGAACATTTTTGATAAAATCCTCCACAAGGATTTTAGAAAAAATAAATGTAATAAGAAATAAAATAAAAATACAAGTAATGATTTTTCAAATAATAACCTAACGATTTATCAAGATAAATAAATTGAAGGTTTTTAAATCTAATATCAATAAATAAAGAAATAATTTTAATATCCTAGTTATTAATAACTAAAATAAAAAATATATAAAAAATTTTGACAAATTTACAACTAAGAAATTTGCCATAACTATACCCTAATCACTAGGGTATTTTTTTATTTATACTCAATTTATCAATATTACAATCATTAACACCTGTTGGGAGATTGATTTTCTTAATATTTATAGAATTATTGTTTTTAACGCTTTATCCTTGTGGGTAGGATACGCTAAACAATAATTGGTATTAGTATTTTTACTTTATACTCAAATTATAAGTTCAGCAATTCTTATAAATTATAGCCAAGTTTATATTAATAATAGTTCAAATTTCATAGTAGGAAGATAAATAACTAAATTATTATTATAATATCTCAACGCAACTAAATTATAATCATCATTACATCCTGTTTATTAATACTAGAGAATGCTGTGGGCGCTGTGCCTTTTGCCCTGTGCGCTGTGGGCGCTATGTGTGCGCTGTGCGAAACATTCGATTTAAGGGCATTTTTAGCGTCTATATTTCATTTTCTCCCTGTGGGTGGTACATTTGCACCTTGAACCAAAAATAATGCAATACAGGGCAAATTTTGGGGTATTGAATTTTACAGATAAAAAAAGGAGGTATTACTCCTCCTCTTTTGCTCTCTGTTTAATGATTGAAAAGAAATCATCAAATTGTTGTTGTGTGATTTTTATTTTAGCGGTTCCTTTTTCATCATCTTCAACCTCTTGTTTTACATATTTCGATAAAAGTTGCAAAATCTGTGTGAGTTTAAAATGTTGGCTGAGCCAAATTTCAATATCATCAACAGATTGATTTTTTAGCGATTTGTAAAATTTCAATTTATTAGCATAATTATTGCCTTTAGGGTCAAGTTCTCTGAAAAATAATTTTTCTTTTGCCATTGTTAATAATTTTTACTTTTTATAAATTGTATAATAATGTATAAATAATGTATAAATTAACTACATTATTTGCACACCACAAAAATAGGCATTTTGGAAAATACGAACCAAAAAAAATATCTTAATTTATGTTAATTATTAAAATTATTTTTCTACTTTTGCACACGAGTTTGTAAACACAAAGTTTAATTAAATTAAATAATCGGAAATATGGAATTAAATGAAGATGTTATAAAAGGTTATATGACTCATTTCAGAAAAACCAAAGTAAATCATATTATTAGACTATTGAAGGATGGGTGCTATTATTTAGAAATATCAATGTCTAATGAATTTGATTGGATAGATAAAAACTTAATAGAAGCTAAAACATACCATTGGTATTATCTATTACAAAGGATTTGCCATAATGTTAACTCATACATTGGTAGAACTCAAAAATTAAAAGGATTGGTAGCTATACCTAAAAATAAATCAATCTACATTATAAAAGCAAAGTAATATGGGAAGAAAGAAAAAGATAAAAATAGAATTTAATGCTGACTATGAATCTAGTAAATTGGTTAGATTTCTAATAGATGAAACTTCAAAAGATTTCAAAGATATATTTAAATATCCTGTACACAGATTATATTCAACCATTAATGGAAAGGACAGGGAAGATTTGTGCAAAAAGACCATAAACAAACTGAACCTTTATTATGATAAGCAAAAACCCCATTTATTTGCCGTTAGACGTAATGAAAGTAAAAAAGGATATATATTTATCTCAACCTTCAATAAACTTAAAGAAGAGCAACTATTAGTTATTTAAAGCAATCTAATAAACAATGATTTTAAATACAATCGTTATCACGTAAAAACCCCTTTAATGATTTTAAACGCAATCTTTATAAAAAAAATTGGTTATATTCGTATTTTTTTGGATTTCGCAGATATTTATATATAAAGAATAAAGAATTTATATAAGAGGTGGTAAATCCCAAAGAAATATTATTTTTATTTTTTTTAAAAAGAAAATTTGTGATTTTCTTGTAGAATATTAAAAGTTCCGCTATCTTTGCATCGTCAGAAATGATAAATGAGAAAATAAACAAAATAATTAATAAATTAAAAAATTAAATTTATGGAAAAGAAAGTAACAAATGAGGTGATTGAAAAGATTGCTGAAGGAATGAGAAAAGATTTTGAGTTTAGATTATTTAATTTAACTTATGAGTATTATTATGCTATCCTCCAAGAAGCCATCGAAGAGGTCACAGAAATGGATGAAACAAGTAAAACAATAGATATTAATGAAGAGTTCGAATATTACATCAATGAAGTTCTAGAAGAAATGGATTACCCTTCAATAAAGGATTTGGATGATGATTCAAAAGGACTAATTAATTCTTTATATGATGAATTCGTTAACGGCATTAGAAATATAATTGAAGATGTGGAAGATGAATATTCAGATGTAGATATAGAAATACAAGGAGATAAATTTATTGTAGTAACAGCGGAATATTAATTTAAATAAATAAAAATTATGAAAAGAGAAATTGTAGATTACGAAGTAAGAGGTATTAAAGAAGTTGGTGATGACATTAAAAAAGTTGCTAGGAAAATAACATTTGAAGTAGATGTAGATGAAATGCCTATATTGTCAGAAAATGATTATTATTGTGTTAAGGTAGAAACTGCCGATGGAGAACTTATAGTTAAAAAATCGGGAGAATATGTATTTGACAAAGACCAAATTGATAAAATAGTTGCTGACCAAAAAAAGGTAGATGAAAATGCAGAGGTAAAAGTACATACATTGAAAAAGATTTCATATACTAATTTTTATTATGACAAAGATAATAAGATGATTTTCAACAATTACTTTAATATACATTTAATAAACGTTGAAAACATACCTTCAAATATAGCTGAAATTACTAGTAAACTTAATCTACTATCAAACGTATATGGTTCAATATGGATAGATATTAATGATAGTAGCAAACTAGATGAAATGATAGAAGAAAATTTCATTATTGAAGAAGAAATTTCATATTAAAAGTTTTTATTTATATCGGATGCAGATGATTGGGTTTGTCTGCATCTACAAAAGATTTTTGGTTTTTATTATTTATAATAGTATTGTTTATTATCACTCGGGCAAATCATTTGTGAAAATCGTTTGCCTTTTCAAAACAATTTATTTTTATCAATTTTAGAAGGTGGTAGCTAGATTGGGTTCTTCTACCATCACCAAGTCAAATTTAGTTCAATTAGATAAAGATTTTCTCATTTGGGGCAGAAATCTGTGAAGACCAACTGCCCTATTTTTTTCAAAGAATTAAATAATAAATAATATATAAAATATGAAAGTAAGATGAATAAAATAGAAGTTGAGCAGAACGGAAAATATACTAGTCTGCAGATAGATAAAGAAATAGATAATATCAAAGAGATTAGATTATCATTTAAAGATTATAAAGTATCAGAAATGGAAGTTAAATTTTATGATAACAAAAGAAATTAATAATTAAAAAAATATATAAGTTATGAAAGAAATTATCAGTTTTCCAAAATTACAAGCCGAAGACATTGAAGTAAAAAAAGGTGGTAAAGTCAATGACGATTTAAATTTCTATCTGTTGTATCAAAATTCAAGAACGACTATGAAACTATTAGACGAAACATTTGGTTCGCTAGGATGGCAGATTACTTATACGTCAGTAGGAAATACCATTTATGGCAATTTATCAGTTTGGGATGAAAACAAAATGCAATGGATTACCAAAGCAGATACGGGAGAATTTTCGTCTGTGGCAGAAAATAAAGGATTATCATCAGATATATTAAAACGTTGCTCAGTAAGACTAGGTATCGGAAGGGAACTTTATACAGCGCCAAGAATAGTACTACCAAACACAATAAGGGGAGAAGTTAAAGTAAAAAGTATTCAATACGATGATGATAAAATTATTAGTCTAGAATTAGAAAATAATGGAAAAACAATATATCATTGGGACATTAATACGGGCGCTACATTGTACGTTAATAATGGCGGTAGTACAAATATATCAACTACTACAAATAACGTCAATACAGAGCAAAAAAAGATATCTGTTGAAGATGTTAGAAGTATTGGTGCAGATTATATGAAAAAGATATCTGAGAATGATAAAAATGAGTTCACTAATTTTATGAAATACTACATCAAACGGGTAGAGAATAACAATTTCAAAGGTGAATTTAAAATAGAAATTTTATGGGACAAATGGAAAAATAGTTCCTATAGAAAAGCTAGCTGAAAATTATGATAGAGGAATGGAGGAAAATAAAAGGTTTTGAAGATTATGAAATTTCAAATCTAGGTAGGGTAAAATCATTGAAATATGGTAAAGAGAAGATAATGAAACCTGCAAAAGATAAAGATAGATATTTATATGTTCATTTGTATCAAAATAAAAAGACGAAATGTTATAGAGTACACAGACTAGTAGCACAAGCATTCTTATTAAATCCTAATAACTACCCCGATATAAATCATAAGGATGAAGACAAAACAAACAATTGTGTTTCAAATATTGAATACTGCAGTAAAAGTTATAATAACTCCTATGGAACAAGAACCGAAAGAGCTAGTAAGGCAAAAAGCATACCTGTAGTTCAGACTGATATGGAAAATAATTACATCAATGTTTATCAATCAGCAAGACAAGTTCAAAGAGAATTAGGTTTTAATAAAAGTAATATAGCTAGATGTTGTAAGGGTAAAACTAATAAGGTAAATGGATATAAATGGTATTACCTAAAAGACAGAGAGTTTTTATCAGATTTACCAATAGTTTCAAGAAAAGAAAAAATTCTATCAAAGAGAGAAGATAGAATAATTTAATAATAATTTTGTTATATTGTATATTAAAAAAGCGAGTTAAAAAACCCGCTTTTTTTCATTTATAATATTGCTTTAAATTCATTTAATATCGTTTCATTTTTTAGTTTAGCATAGTGAGCAGTCATTCTTGTATTGCTATGACCAAGTGCCCTACTTACGCTTTCAAGTCGCAAACCTTTATTTAATAAAAGACAGGCATAAGTGTGGCGCCCTAAATGACTATGTAGATTCTTATTTATATTACACGCAACAGCTAAAAGTTTTAGATATTGATTATATTTTTGATTTGAAAGAACACCTAAATTTCCATTATATTTATCCCATATCATTTTTCCCATAGGTAATACCAAACTCAGATACTCCACATTAGTTTTTTCTCTTCTCTTTTGTATAAAGTAACAACCATTATTCTCTTTTAAATCATTTGGTCCCAAGTTAAACATATCAATATAAGATAACCCTGTTGACATTTGGAAAACGAACAAATCTCTAATTTTCTCTAATGTGCCCTGTAAATCTATATTTATTATTTTCTCAATCTCTTCCTTATTAAGAGGTGTTATTTCTTTTGTTCCTTTACCAACTCTGATATTACCAAAAGGATTAGTTTTTATCTTCCCATTATTAAGAGCAAAATTGAAAAAACATTTTATTCTTGTAATCTGAGAAGAGAGGGTACTTTGTTCATATTTTGTTTTCAAATAATAAAGAAAATTTTCTGCATCTGCATTTGTTATTAATGATAGTTCTTTTTGGGGATTATGCTGTTCCAAAAAATTAGCAAACGTTATCTCATATTTTCTAATACTATTTGGATTTCTTTTCCTTTGTATCTCTATAAAGTCTTTATATAAATCTTCAAGGGTATATGTTTTTGCACCACCATATATTAGATACTCCTTTATTATGGCAGGTGTAATATCTATACCATTAATCAATAAATCCCTTTGAATAGCGTAAATTTTCGCTGTATAAGCACTTAAATATACCTTCAACTCATTATCCTTACGCTGATGAAATAACCTGTTAAATTCAACGTAATCCATCTTACGAGGAATAGCGAACATTACTCTATCTCCATTGATACTAATAGATACCTCAATGGGACTTACATTAAACCTGTTTGCCCTACTCTTACGGCAATAATAGGTAATTGAAAAACTACTTTTCATAAAACGTTAATTATCAAATTGTTAATACTACTTTCTTAAATCGTTACTTTAACGTTAATAAGCTAATTAACTTTATGTTAGTATCTTATGATTTTTGATACTAAAATAAAAACTTAAAAAACGTTAAAAGTCCAAGCGCTTTGATAATTATCGTTCATTTTTAGCATAAAATTTGCGACAGGGTTTTTTTCGTCACAGATTTGGCACAAACATTGTCATAAACTACCTATTAAACCTGCAAAGAAAATTATACCCTATATGGTATAAAATAACGTAAAAAACCACTTATTATACCCTTTATGGTATAATTTGATAGACAATAAAAAAAACGTCTATCGTCTTACTGATAAACGTTTTCTTTCGATTGTGATTCGGTTGGGATTCGAACCCAAGACCCACAGCTTAGAAGGCATTCGTTAAACGTTTTAATATCAGTTAGTTACGTTAATAAATTTAATTAAAAAAAAGAACGATAACACTTTTGTCACATTTTATGCACATTTTTCGTTAAAAAAATCACATAAAACGTTTACTTGAACCGATTACAAAATTACTAAAAAAAATTTATGAAAAACCTATACTTTTTGATTTTATCAGATATTTATAATAAAAAGAAGTTATGAAAAAAGTAAGAGAATTATTCGTATTAGGATTAAAGGTTACACAAATGATTTTAGAATTACCAATAATTATGCTCAGCAAAATAATTAGAGTATGCGAGGAAAAGAATGGTTAGATAGTTTTGGAAAAAACTACGATAACGAAAAGGAGCGTTTAAAACGATTGTTGAAAAAAGAAGGTTTGTCTTTTGATGAAGATATTTTCCACCATACCATTTTAAAAGTTTTTGAAATCTTAGAAGAGAAAAACGATTTAAACGAAAACGAAATTAAAGGATATTTTTTCAAATCGTTAGTTACAAATATTAAGCGTAATGAATTATATGCCTGTAACAATAATATACCAATTGAAAATGTAGAGGATATTGGGTATATTATAAACGATAACAGGGATATCAGCAAAATATTTAGAGACATAAAGAAAAAGTTTGGATTGCTAGAATATAACGTTTTCAAGTATTATTACCTATCGTCCAAATCTAAATCAGAAATAACACAGATGTTAGGATATGATGTTAAACCAATAATAAGCAAGATAAAAGAATGGATTAAAAGAAATGAATAATAAGATAGTTGAATGGCTATATAAAGATAAAATAGTTAGAGACATACTAACCAATATGGGGATAGATGAAAACGATATAGATGATATTGAACAGGAAATTTATCTGATACTATTAGAATACTCAGAAGATAAGATAAAAGAAATGTATGAGAAAAAGCAACTGAAATACTTTATTGTCGGTATCGTTTGGAGGCAATACTTTTCAAGCACCTCTCCATTTTTTTATAAATATAAAAAGTATTATACAATAATAGATGAAAATATAAACACTGAAAACGATGAATGATTTAAAGAAGATAATGAAAGAATATGCTCCCAATAATGATATCTTTTGCGAAGATGATGAACTAATGATGAAGATAAAGAAGGCAGTAGATAAACTAGAAGATGGGGATAAGATAATATTTATAATGTATTGCGAATGTGGCAGTATGAGGGATTTGGGAAAACAATTAGGAGTATCGCACACAGCAATATGGAAGATAATAACGAAGATTAAAAAACAAATTTTAAATGATATTGGATATATTGATGATTAGTTTAATTACCTGTTATATAGTTGATGTAACAGATATAATAGATAACGTTAAAAGATTAATTTGGAAATGGACGTTTGAAGGAAAAAGAGAATACCAAGATTTTACTTTAAAACCTTTTGATTGTTCGTTATGTTTAACGTTTTGGATTTGTATCATTTATTTGATAGTCACAGGAAACTTTAATTTAAATGGTATTCTTTTAGTATGCATCTTTTCTTTTCTTACTACCTATATAAGCAAATTATACAGGATTGTGGGAATATTGATAGACGTTATAGAAGATAAGATTTTTGGATTAATAACTAATTTATAACATTATATATTTATGAAAAAAGAATTAAAAGCGTTAGAGAAGTACGAAAATCATTTTAGAACAGCTATAAAGTTTGATTATTATACAGCGTTATGGCAAAGTGATTTTGATATTATAGTACCAATCTATCGGAAATGGACTAATGATAATAATAAGATAATTCTCTCTTGTGGTAAATGTCGCTTAGACTTTATGAAAAAAATGGGAGAATTATATTTTAAAAATAAAAAAGAATATGGGACACGTACCAGCAGTGAAACCACCAAAGGAGGACGAAAGGGAAAGGAAATTAAGACAAAAGAAAAAGAAATATCTCCTAGACCCAAAGGTTGATGAAGTTGCAACTCTTATCGTAAAAGGATGGTCACAGAAAAAGATTAGAGACCATTTATTTGAAAAATATAATATACATAGAGCTAATGGAGGTAATTATATTAGAAAAGCTTTACAAGCGTTAGATGTTGTACTTTACGAAAAGGAAGATAAACTATTTGCCATACAGGTTAACAGAATGGAAGGTTTGCTTGAAACAGCAATGAATAATAATGATGTTGCCAATGCTATTAAGGTTATAAATGAAATGAATAAGGTATATGGCTTACACAAGGAAAAGAAGGATATTAACCTTAAAGCACCTACAATTAAATTTGAATTTGGTAACACAAATAACGTAGATGAAAACGATGTAGATAATGAGTAGGAACCAACAAACATTTATAGGTTATCAACCATTTCCACATCAACAATATGTACATAAAGGTATAACCAAATATGGAGTAGGTTCGGGACATATTCATTGCGTGAAGGCGAAAAGGCAAATTGGGAAGAGTTATATTATTATTAATGAACTTTTACGAACTTCTATTAACCATAGTGGTACAATAAGTTGTTGTTTATCTCCTACACTTAATCAAGCAAGAAAAATTTATAAAGAGATATTAAAAGCAACTGACCAAAGTGGTGTTATATTAAAAAAGAATGATAGCTTATTGGAGATTGACTTGATTAACAAAAGCAGTATTGTATTCAAGTCTGCAGAACAAAAAGAGTCGCTTAGAGGATATACGTTTAGTGGTATTTTATGTATAGATGAAGCCGCGTATATATCAGACGAAGTTTATTCAATTATAAGACCAACTTGTGATGTACACCAAGCGCCAATATTAATGGTATCAACACCTAAATTTAGAATGGGATTTTTCTTTGAACATTTCCAAATGGGATTTCTTGATAAATTTAAGGGTAAAATAAGTTCTTATGATTTATGTAAGTTTGATACAAGTGCTTTATTACCTAATGAAACGCTTGAATTATATCGTCAAATGTTACCAAAGAATATGTTCATCACAGAATACAAAGGCGAATTTCTTGATAGTGAAAGTATTGTATTTGGTGATTTCAAAGAATGTATATATAAAGACAATATAGATACTTTTAGTGAACTATATGTAGGAATTGATTGGTCTTCGGGTACGGGTTCAGACGATACCGTAGTAACTGCAATTAATGAACGTAATGAACAGGTATTTATGTTGGCTTTCAATAATAAGACAGCTGTACAACAAATTGATTACATTGTTGAGTCATTAGAAGCATACGGAGGAAAGATTAAACATATAGTAGCTGAAAACAATGGTTTGGGTAAACCTTTATGTGATAACCTCAAAGCAAAGATAAATAACATTCCAATTACTGAATGGAGTACCAATAATACTAATAAGATTGAATTAATAAATCGTTTACAAGTTGCTTTTGAACAGCGTAAAATAAATATTCTTGACGATGAAAGACAAACAGCGGAACTTAGTATGTATGAATGTAAAGTTTCTAGTAATGGCACACTAACATTTAATGCACCAAGTGGTGGAAATGATGATATGGTAATGGCTTTAATGTTTGCGCTTGAAAGTAAGCGTATGAAAAGTACAACAGGAGTATATAAATTTATATTTGCATAAAAAGGTGGGTGTATTAATCCACCTTTTCATCTATATATTTCCATTGATAACCTTTGTGTGAATTGTAATTTTTAACACCTCTACAACATTTACCTATACAACTATGGTCAAAACCATTTCTACCTGCATCTGCTGTACTTGGAAATGTGAATTGAAGAACACCATTTTTGTAAGCACCTACAGGCATACTTAAATCAATACGATTAGTTCTTGTACCTTTCAATGATTTACTTGCTCTTTCATTTCTTGTACCCCAATTTGTATTTTCTTTTGGGGTCAGGAGATTTAAATTAAAAATATTGTTATTAGATTTATCTTCATCAATGTGATTTACTTGCATACCTTCGGGTATTTCTCCGTAACAAGCAGTGTAAATAACCCTATGTAAATTTGTAGCCCAAATACTACCATCATCTGCCGTCAGTGAACAACTAAAATAACCATTTGGAGTTTTAGTTCCTTTTAGAAATTTATTACTTTTCAAACTCCATACTTTACCATCTTTGGGATAAATTTCATATCCGCTGTAATTGTCTAGTTTTATTATTGCTTTTGTCATTATAAATAATATATTATTATGTGTTATTTAATACACAAAGATACAAATAAATATTTAGTTATACAAATAAAATAGATATGGGAATAAGATTAAAGTATAAAAGTTGGAAAGATATAAATGTAGATACTTTTGATAAGTTAAATAAAATCAAAGTTGAGGATGAATTTAGTGCTAATATTGAAATGTTAGCCATACTATGTGATTGTAGTACTGATGAGATAGAAAACCTATCAACGAAAGAATTTAATAGGTTGCTCAGAAAAACAAATTTTCTTTTATCAATGCCAAAAGTATTTGTTAAAGACAATTATAAGATAAATGGAAAGAAATATACCCTATTAAGTAAAATAGCAGATATGAATGTATCGCAGTATATAGATTTTCAAACGTATTATAAGAATGGTAATGATACCAAAAATATATTATCTGTTTTGCTTATTCCAAAGGGCAAAAAATATGGGCAGTATAATTTAGATGAAGTAAAAGAAGATATTGGTAAATATCTTAATATCGTTGACGCTTATTCTATATGCTTTTTTTTTACACTCTTATGTCAAAGTTTAACAAGGGGTATCGGAATTTATTCTGTATTTCAGACAAAGAGGATGATGAAGAAGGAGAAGGGGAAGTAACTTTTTCTAGCAAATGGGGATGGATATATTACATTGATATCATATCGGAACTGACAAAGAATAGTTGGGACAAGGTTTTTGAAATGGGAATATATGAATTTTTCAATTTATTAGCTTACAGAAAAGATAAGCAAAATGAAATTGAGAAAGCAAAAAATAATAATGGTAAAATAGTTTATTAAAATGTTTGAAAATACATATAGGGTATTAGATGAATATGGTAATAGATTGGTAGAGTTAACTGATGGTAAGATAAATGCAAGTTATGATTTATATAATAGTGTAAGAAGTTTATTTGATGATAATGGAAAATACTTTGAAATTAAATTAGAATTAGAGGACTATTGGAAATATATTGAGAATGGCAGAAAAGCAGGTAAGTTCCCTCCTATTAATGCAATTGAAAAATGGATAGATATAAAGCCTGTAATACCCTATCCCTTAAAGAATGGTAAATTACCCACTCCACCACAATTAGCTTATCTGATAGCAAGAAAAATAGGTTTAGAGGGTATAGAACCAAAACCCATATTACAAAAAAGCGTTGATGAAATAATGGAAGATATCTATAAGGATATTGAGAATGCTTTACATAAAGATTTTGAAAAAGAGATAGGTTTTGCGTTAGAACGTTTGGTCTAAATACTAAATCTAGTTTATAAATATTTTAAATAAAAAAATATGGCAGTATTCAACCCCACAAGCGGAAATGATGGTATAAACATAGGTACTAATGGAGTAAATAAAACAATAGTACTTACATTAGATAGTGCAGATGGCACACCAATTAATTTTGAGGTAAAGAATTATTACCCCAATAATATGAATGTTAAGATTGAAAGTTTTAATTTAACAAGTTGCACAATATCATTAGAGGTTTTTAAAGCAAGTACAAGTGTTAAGAAAACCTATAATTTTGACGTTATTGTTACTTTTAGTGGTAATAGAACTGAGGTTTATAATTGGGAGTTTACTCAATTAGGTAGTAGTAGTTTTGCATATCAACCTATTTGGAAAGATATAGAAATACAGACAGAAAAAGAGGTATTAAATTATTCTATTACCAAAAGTGGAGAATTAATTTACACAGGAAGAAGTATTATATTACCAAATGAAGATATAAATAACATCAACTTAAATAGATTGTGCGCTGATTATATCGGTCAAAAATTACCTAATGGTATTAAAGAGGGTGATTATAAATTAGAAAACTATGCAAATGAATTTATTGTTACAGATTTGGATGATAATACCGTATTAGAAAAATATACCTTTAGGGATGATTGGAGTTATAAAACTAATGAAAGTTACTTTTTAAATAATCCAATAAAATATAGGTATGTTAATAAGGTTAAATATATTGTAGCAGATATAAGGCAGTTGTTACCAATAAGCATATATCGTTTAAGTGGTTCAAATTCCAAAATAGATAATGTAGTTATACCAACTAGTACGGAATATCAGAGTTTAAAGATAATGGATTTATCAAAGCATACTACTAATAGTATTTATGCCACAAACACTAGAATGATTGGTGAAGTTGAAGATAGTATAAGGGTAGAAATTAAAGAGACTGATTATAATTATTGTTTATACTATAAGAATGCTTTTGGTGGTTATGATTATTATTTGATTGATGGTAATGTGACAAAGAATGATAATATTAGTGCTAACTATTACAGCAACTATGCAAATAATACCAAGCAAGAATTTGAAAAGAAAAAATATCTCAATAGAATAACAAGTAATTATACTTTATACACAGATTATTTTACGGAGGATGAACAGGAACGATTTGAAGATTTAATAACAAGTACTGAGGTATATTTACATAATTTCAAAACAAATGAAATATTACCTGTTAATGTAACTAATACAAGTTTTTCTCATAAGACGTTTACAAATAATGGTAAAAAATTGTGGTATAATATAATTAACGTAGAAGTAGCAAGGGAATTTTATAGAAGATGAAACAAGATATTAAATTATACATTGATAATAGGCAAGTTGATTTGGTTGATAACATTAGTTTACCTTTTGTTTATCAATTAAAGGATATGAGTAACCCCACTATTGTTAAGAACAACTTTTCAAAGACTATTGATATTATAGGAACTCCAAATAATAATGCTATTTTTGGACAGATATATAAATTTGATAGAGAACAAATATTATCTGATGGAGGTATATTAGGTGCTTATTTCAACCCTTCTCAAAGAACTCCATTTACCATTTATAAGAATAATGAAATAATGGAAGAGGGTTATATACAACTTAATGCTATAACTAAACAAAATGATAGTATTAGGTATAGTGTAACTTTTTTTGGTGGTATTGGTAATTTCTTTTATTCGTTAACTACAAAAGAGAATGGAGAAAAATTAACGTTATCTGATTTGGTTTATAACGTTGAAGATGATAATGGCAATTTAATTACTGATGGAACCGAATTAGATTTTACTATTAACGCAGACTTTATTAAAAAGAATTGGGATAGTTTAGGAACTGAGGGTAACAGCATACACAACTTTATTAGTTTTATTCCAAGTTATAACGGATTGCCACAAAATTTTGACGCTGATAAGGTGCTTATTAATACCTACAATAATGATACCTTTAACCAAGTTACAGACGAGTTATTCTATAATGATAATGGTACAATATATGAAACGTATAATAATTATGTTTTAGCGCAGTTACCAAAGAAATACACAGAGTGGGAAGTAAAAGATTTAAGAAGTTATCTTCAAAAGCCAAGTTTATCAGTTAAAAAGTTTTTTGAAACAATTAGCAATCCTGTTAATAATGGGAACTATCAAGTTATTTTAGATGAAGATTTTTTTAATGATGATAGGGCAGAATATAGTAAAAGTTACATAGCACTACCTTTACTTAGTAATAAGGAAAAGGAAGGTAGCGGTAATGTTACTACAAATGCTAATGTTAATGTTTTACCTGTTGGAGGAAATCTTAAAGTAGAAACAAGTTATGGTAATATAATACCTGTAAATAATTTTGTGGTTAATAATGGTGTTATAGATTATACAAACGTAAAAGGTGGAACGTTGACAAATGTGGATTTAACGTTTGGAGTTGATTTTATTGCTGATGATATTCCACTATCTGATAAACTTTATTTAAGTACAGACCTTAAAAGTGCTGTGTTTGATAGGTATAATAAACTATACTATGAATATATTCCACATAAAAGTGCTATTAATATACAAATAGTTGCAACAGACGCAGAAACAGATAAAGTAGTAGGTTATAGTGATGTTATCAGTTTATCAAACGTTACGGAAAACAATAATATTAGCGTTAATGAAAACAATGCTGATGTACGTTGGAGAAACTATGTGCCCACAAGCAGAAATGAAAGGATTAAAACCAATTTGGGTAGTTTTGTAAAATCTGATGGTTTATTATATCGTTGGGAAAATGATGATAAGAGCCAAATGTTTAATTTAAGGTTGGAAAATATTCCATATACAAAGAAACTTAAATTAAGTGTTAAGTTTGCAAGAATGCTAGATAATACACAGGCTAATTTATTTCAAGCAAATACAGCTAGTATAAGCAAAGCCGTAATGACTACCAATAGTTCAAGATTTGCAAGTGGTGAATTTAACATAAGAATTGATGATATACAGGTAAGCAGAGTTGAAAGTGTTAGTGATGTTGCATCAAATACTTTAATAACAAAAGACAAGTTACTCAAGACAGAATACACACCTGCAGATTATTTATTAAGTTATACCAAGATGTTTAATTTATTCTTTACCATAGACGAAAAGGAAAAAAAGATTAGCATACTTACAATGAAAAATTATTTTAGGGATAATATAATTAATTTGGATAAGAAAATAGACTATTCAAAGGAAATGAAAATTAAACCTATCATATTTGACAAGAAATTTTATACTATGAATAATGAAGGCGATAGTTATTATTTGACAAAGTATAAAAACGAATATGCTATTAACTATGGTCAAAAGCGAATAAATACCAATTATAATTTCAACGCTGATACGGAAGAATTATTTAAGGATAATGTATATAAGAACAATGTTAGTGTATTAGATACAAGCAGTTATTTCCATACCTTTATCAATCGTAATGGTGATTACGTTGCACCATTTCAGACAGCTAACTTTACCTATAAATTATTCAATGTACTTAGTGGTAAAATTAGTACAAAAGAAATGGATAGTATAACAAAGGCTGTAATTGGTGGTACAAAATGGAACGTTAGTGATGGTTATGATGTTTTCCCAAAACCCTGTTTTTTTAATGGTAATGAAGAAAAAGAATTAGCTGATGTTAGTAGTACATTACTATTTTACAATGGCAAAAAAGCGTTGGTTGATGAAAATGGTAATGATTTAAAGTATAAAATAACTGATGATGTGCAGGAAATGTTTTTATTGAATAATAATACTCCCTGTTGGTTATATACAACAGAAGATAAAACTGAAAGCAATAAAAAGATATCTATATCTATAACAGAATTACCAATGTTTGGAAGGTATATAATAGAAAATAACTATGTAACAAATAGTTTTGATTTTGGATTACCAAAGGAAATATATATTCCAAATGTTACTTATACAGAAAATCAGACCCTTTTTGAAAAGTATTGGAAAAACTATTATACAGAAATGCTTAATATCAATACCAAACAGGTTGAATGTTATGTAAATCTAGATGGTATAATGGTTAATAATAGCGCTCTAAGAAACTTTTATTATTTTGGTGGGTGCTATTGGATATTAAATAAAATAGATAACTATGATGTAAATAAAATAGGTAGTACCAAATGTATTTTTATCAAAGTTAACGATATAAATAATTACAGATAAGGTAGGGAAAAAACCTACCTTATTTATTTTATATTTTCTGAAAAAAAAAAAGATGAAAGAAATTGTATCTGTATTCAAGTTAGACACAGGAACTAGCGAAAAGACGATAAAGGAATTAAAGAATGAAATAAATGGGTTAAAAAAGGAATTAGATAATGCCCAAATTGGTAGTAAGGAATTTAAGGATAGAAGTGTTGAATTAGCTAAGGCACAGCAAGAACTAAAAAAGGTTTTAGATATATCAAAACAAAGTGTTGGCTACGCTGAAGGTAGTTACAATGCTTTGGTAAGCACTATGTCTAAATTAAAACAAGAATGGAAAGCAACAACAGATGTAGCAAAAAGAGAAGAGATAGGTAAACAGATTGATAAGATTAACACAGAACTAAAAGATTTAGACGCTACATTAGGAAATCACCAAAGAAACGTAGGAAATTATAAAGAAGATATTGAAAATGCTTTTGCTGATATCAAGACAGAAGTAATGGATTACGGGAAAGAATTAGCAAATGCAAATAAAGAAACTGAGGTTAGTAGAAATGCCCTAGATGGTGTTGGTAAAATGGCAAGTGGTTTGGCAGGTGGTTTTGCTAGTTTGCAGGGTATTATAGCTCTTACAGGCGCAGAAAGTGAGGATTTTGAGAAGATAATGGTTAAAGTTACTAGCGCTATGGCAGTTGCACAGGGTGTAGGTGCTATGAAAGGACTAATAGAGGGTTTTTCTCAACTCAATACTAGTATAAAGGCTGTACAAATGAGTGCTAAGGCTCTTAGTAGTGGTGGTGTTGGTTTAATTATTGGTGCTATTACTGCAATAGGAACAGCAATAGGAGTAGTTATAGCAAGAAAGAAAGAGTTGGATAATGAAATAAACAACAATAGTAGTCTTGAAAATTACCTTAATGGAATGGGTAAAATTGCTAAAACTATGAAAGAAGATGTAAATGCCCAAATGGTAGAGAATATTGTTAAGATTAAAGAATTACAAACTAACTATAATAATTTGGGTGATGATTTAAATGCTAAGAAAAAATTTATAGAGGAAAATGCTGAGGCTTTTAAGGATTTAGGTATTGAAATTGATAACGTAGATGATGCAGAGAAACTATTAATTTCTAATACTGATGATTATATTAAAGCAATGCAGAACAGAACTGAAGCTGAGATATTGAGAGTACAAGCGTTAGAAGACTATAAAAAATATATAGAAGAGAAACAAAAGATTGAAGAAAAAATAGCAATAGCAAACGAAGATGAAATTACAGGTGATAATAGAAGTAAAAACTTTTGGCAAAAGTTAATAGATGGTTTTGCAGGTGTATCTACAATGTATGGCGCTACTGCAGAAGTAGTTGCAGAAACTATTGCAGACTCAAATAAAGAGGTTGCTACTAGGGTTAGTGACTCATTGCAACAGGAATTAGATGAACTAGAAGCAAAAGCAACACAAGAATTTAAGGATACTTTTACTTACATAAATGGATTATTAAAGGAAGCAGATAAATTAACAGGTTCAAAGAAATCTACAGAAAATGAGGTACAATTAAATCCCGATGCAGAAGCATTAAAGATACAAAAAGAAATCAACTTAGCATTAAAGGATGAACGTACAAAAGAATTAACAAATCTTGAAGAAAGTTTTAATACCCGTAAACAGATATTAGAAAAGAATAATATTGATACAACTAATTTAGTTAAACTATATGCAAAGGAGGCTACTGATATTGTGCTTAGATATAATGGTGATAGAATCAATAGTGAAGAGTTAGCAGGATTATCAATAAAGGATGCAAAAGAAAAAGAATTGAACTATATAAGGAAAAATTATGCACAGAACTTAGCTGAATTACAGGCTTATGGTGCTGATAGTCTTTATTTGCTTACAGAATACCTTAAACAGGAGTATTTGATTGAAGAGGAATACGCACAAATGGAAGCAGACCTAGAAAAGAATAAGGAAAAGCTAATTAATGATATTAAATATTCATTATTCACAGATGAAGAGAAAAAGAAGGCTGATAAAGAAAAAGAGATAGCAGATTTGAATGAAAGAAAGGAAACAATCTTAGCAACATATAAACTAACTGCTGATGAAAAACTCCTTATTGATAAATGGTACAATGCCGAATTAGAAAAAATAAATGATAAATATACCAAATCTGAAAAGAAAAAGATTTCTGATATTTTTTCATTTATGAGCGAGGATGCAAAAAAGAAGGTTGCTCAGACAAGTGCCACTATTGCTACTATGACTAATTCTACATCAATGCTTATTCAAGCTGTTGCTAATAAACAGGATGAAACAACAAAGGATGGTTTTGAAAAGTCCAAAAAGTTACAAATAGCAAGTGCTAAAATGAATATTGCTAGTGGTGTTGCAAGTGCCTTAGCAGGTCTATTTACCACCAAAACAGGACCGTGGGATTTGATATTAGCGGCTACACAAGCGGCTACAATTATGGCAAGTGGTAAAGCACAAATAGATACCATTAAAGCACAAACATATAATGGTGATGGTGGTGGTGGAGGTGATACTCCAAAATTTAATACTCCAAATGTTGGTACGTCTAATGTTTCTACAAACAATGTTAGTGTTATGCCAAATGTAGATATTGCAAAATCTGTGCAGATAGATAATAATGCTAATTACGTAAATGGTGGAGGTAATGATACCAATTTTAATCAACCTCAAATGGTTTATGTGCTAGAATCTGATATAACAGATACACAAAATAAAGTAAGATTGGCAGAGGGTAACTCTAATTTTTAAAACAAATAATTATTAAATAATATTTAAGTAAAAAAAAGATATATGATACCAATATATAAGATAGTTATAAATGATGAAGAAACGGGTATAGACAGAATTTCCTTAGTTAAATATCCTGCAGTTGAAAGTAACTTTTTAGCTTTTGAAAAGAATGAAAAGAAACTAACTTTTAAGGCTGATGAAGAGCAAAAAATTATAATGGGTGTACTAGCTAGGGCAGATTACCCAATATACAGATATGATACCCAAATTGGGGAATACTATATTCAGTTTAGCAAAGAAGTAATTAAAGAACTAGCAGAAAAACTATTATCAGATGGGCACCAAAATTGGGTAAATATAGAACATAAAAAAGATAGTGATGTAGATGGTGTAAAGATGGTACAGATGTTTATAAAGGACAAGAAAAAAGGTATAAATCCCGATGGTTTTGATGATGTTAGTGATGGTAGTTTGTTCGCAACTTTTAAAGTACATAATGAAGATATTTGGAAAGAAATAAAGAATGGAACTTTCAAAGGTTTTAGCGTTGAGGGTCTATTTGGATTTGAAAAAATAGATGAAGATGAAGATGAAAAACTATATGATGAAATTATGGATTTGATTAAAACTATATCCAAACTAAGATAAGTAAAACAAGAACAATAATTTTTATATTTAAACTAAAAAATATATATGAAATTAAAATTAATTAAAGAAAAATTATCTCAAATATTACTTAACCTAACTGCAGTAAAAACAGATAAAGCAGTACTTAACTATGATGGTGAAGAGTTGGTAGAAGGTACAGAGGTATGGGCAGTTGATGAAGATGGTAATAAATTGGCTGTTGAAGATGGTGATTATACCACAGAAGATAATAAAGTGATTTCTGTTGCAGATGGCAAGGTGACTAAAATTGAAGAAAAGAAAGAAGAGGAAGAAGAACCACAGGAAGAAGAACAAGCACAGGAAGAGGAACTAACCAAAGAACAGCAATTTGCACAGAAGAGAGAAACATTATCTGTTAGTTATTCAGAAAAAGAATGGGCAGTTAGCAAGGCTTTTGATGATAATGAAATTAAAGGTTGGGTTTTTGAATGTGGTGATACTTATGCTGTAATTGAAGAGTATGATGATGATTATAATTTTGTAGGTTTTTATCGTTATGCTATTGAAGTAGATGAAAATGCAAATGTTACTATTGATAAGGATAGCAAGGTAGAAGTTGTTCAAAGATGGGTAGAAAAGGATGAAAAGAAAGAAGAAGAGGTAGCAGAAGAAGAAAAACCACAGGAAGAGCAGAACTTTTCAACTGATGAATTTGAAAAGATTAATGATACCTTAAATAAAATAATGGAACGATTAGATAAGGTTGAAAAACTATCGGTAAATAAACCTATTGAAGTTGAATTGCAGAACAACAATCAAAATAAACTTACAGGTGATAAAAAGATAGACAGATTTATTGAAAGATACGGAAAGTAATTTTTTAATGAAAAACACAGGGATGGAGTGACCAAATGGTTGCTCCATTTTTTTTTAAAAGTTTACGCTTATAAAATAAAAAATATTTTAACAAAACTAAGAATAATAATTTAAAATTAAAAAACTATAAAATGGCACTTAATTTAACAGGTTTAACAGCTTATGTAGATGAGCAGAGACTTCCTTTGATTAAAAAGGCAGTAATTGGTGGTAGAACATTAGATTATATCAATTTGCAAGCAGGTATTAAAGGCTCTGCAGCTATCAATCTTTTAGATATCAACCCTACTCTTCAAAAGGGTTCTTGTGGCTTTAATGCAAGTGGTGATGCAAAATTTTCACAGCGTAAAATTTCCACAGAACTTATGAAGGTTAATATGGAATTTTGCGAAAAAGATTTCAGAAACTATTGGACTAACTATGAACTCAAATTAGGAGCAGGCAAAGAAACCCTACCTTTTGAGGAATATATTACAAATGGTGTAATTGAAGGTGTGCACGCAGAAACAGAGCGTACTATGTGGGTTGGTGATAAATCAAAATCTGATATGTTTGATGGTTTTGTAACTATCTTAGAAAATGAGGGTAGAAATACAGCCGCAACTGCAACAAGTGTATATGACGCAATTAAAGATGTATATGCAGAAATCCCTGTGGCAGTATTGAAAGATGCAGTTATTTTCGTTGGCGCTGATACCTTCCGTACTTTTGCGCTCGAATTAGCAGAAAAGAACCTTTATCATTATTCAGCAGATAATACCAATATGGAACTTATCCTTCCTGCAACTAATGTTAAAGTTATTGCAATGAACGGCTTGAATGGTAGCGGTAAAATTATTGGTGCAAACCCAAAGAACCTTTTCTATGGTTGCGATATGCTTGATGATGAAGAAACATTTGATTTATTCTATTCAAAAGATAATCAAGTATGGCGCTTAGTTGTTAATTTCAACGCAGGTGTACAGGTAGCATATCCAAATGAAGTGGTAATGCATACAATTGACTAATTTTTATAATTTTTGTATCAGAGCGTAAAAACTCTGATACATTTTTCAACAATAATTTAATATAAAAAACAATATATAACAATGGCAAATTGCAATGTAACTTTAAATGGTATGGCGCTTGATTGCGAGGTATCACAGGGCGGTATTCGCAGAGTGTTTATTGCTCCGTGGAAAGCTAATGCAGTAAGCGGTGATACTCTAAGTGTGGCTGATACTAAATTTAAGACATACGAATTTAGAAAGAATACAGGTTCTATGACAAGCACCCTTACAGCTGATGAAGTGGCAGGAACAAGATATTACACAACTGAACTTAGCTTAGTATTCACAAGAATGGATGCAACAAAAAGAGCTGAAATTAATGCTCTTATTAAAGCACAGGCTATGGTGGTAGTTGAAGATGGTAATGGTATGTACCATTTCTTAGGTGCTGATGAATATGTTAGTGCATCTGCAGGTGGTGGCGCAACAGGTACAAATAAGGGTGATAGTTCAAATTATTCTATAACCTTAAAAGATGAAAGTAGAGAAATTCCCCCTATCATATCTTTTGACCCTTCAACAATGGCAGATGTAGCACCAAAGGATGCATAATATATAACTAAATAAAATTGAAAAGAGAGATGTTTAAAACACATCTCTTTTTTTGTATATTTTAAAGAAAAAAAATATGATGAATACAGATTTAAAAGTAACTGAAATTGGCGATTGGGGTATTAAGATTGAATGCGAAAAAGGGCACAATATCACCAATTGGGATAAAAAAGATATATTAGAATTTACCTACGCAAAAGAAATGAGAGCACCAAAAGGTTTTGACATTACTTCGTATTATTGTATAACTGATGAAGAGTTGGAAAAATTGGTAGAAGAGCAAGAAAAAGCAATAGAAGAGAAAATAAAATCAGAAAGAAATGTATAAGATAGAGATTATAAATAAAGATACCAATGAGGTTAAGATTTATGACAATTTGAACGATTTAAATTTTGGTGAAAAGAAATTTTATCGTTTTGAGTTAAATTTAACTGATTTGGCAGATGGAAAGTATATAGTTAATTTATATGAAGATGATAAATTAATTATTACAGATGATTTAAACGTTGGTGATTTTAACATTAATAGTTTGCAGAAAAAGGTAGGTGAAAATATCTATATTAGCACCAAAGTAGATACCAAATTGCAAGAAAAAAACGTTGAAATAACTGATGTGGAAACTAGTGTTACTCCCGATGAAGGTTTTGATGGGGTTACTATATTAAATATCAATGCACAGGCTGTAAGAGATAATGCTTTTGCAGAGGGTTATAGTAGCGGTAATACTGATGGTTATAATAATGGCTATGAAATAGGTTATAACAGCGGTAATACTGATGGTGTGCAATCTGTTATTAATAATAGCGTGGAATTGGATATAAATGCCAATGGAGTTTATCTAACAAAATACACAGGTGGAGAAGGTGAATTAGTTAGCAAAATAAATGTAAGGGTTGAAGGTGGTTTGGATTTTTCAACTATTGGTTATACACAGGAACAAACTAATAGTTTAAATGCAAGTTATAATGAGGGTATAAGATATGCTAAGGAAATTGCTGATAATTGGGTTGTTGATAAACCTAATTTAAATTATTTATTTGAAGATGATACTAATTTAATTTATTTTCCACAGGTTGATACAAGCAAAGCGACTTATATAAATGGTTTATTCAAAAATTGTACTCTATTAACATCAATTCCTTTGCTTAATACATCTAAAGTATCAAATGCAGGTTATTTATTTTATAATTGTTCTAGTTTAAAAAAAATACCTTCTATAAATACATCTAATGTATCAAATGCAGATTATATGTTTGCGAGTTGTGTAAATCTTAAAGAAATTCCATTATTAAATTTTGAAAATGTTACAATTGCTGACCATATATTTATGGATTGTAAATCATTAACAACTATACCACAATTAAATCTAAGTAAGGCAAAAAATTTGACTTATATGTTTAGTGGTTGTAATTCATTAACAACTATACCACAAATTGATATTTCAAGTGCAACAGATATAGGGCAAATGTTCGCTAATTGTACATCATTAACATCAATACCAATGCTAAATACAAGCAATGTAACAAGTACTGCCGCTTTTGTACAGGGTTGTAGTTCATTAACAACTATTCCACAACTTAATACAAGCAATGTAACAAAGATAGATTCAATGTTTAATAGTGCTTATAATTTAGAAAGCATACCATTATTAGATTTTGGTAAGGTTACTTCTAATAGTTATGTTTTTGGATATTCAACTTATACTAAACTAACTGATTTGGGAGGTTTTAAAAATTTAAAAATTGATTGGAATGGTTACGGACTAAATATGTTACCAAATTTAACATATCAATCTGTTTTGAATGTTATAACAAATTTGTATGATTTTAGGGCAAATGGTAATGCAACTACCACAAAAACATTAAAGCTACATAAAAATGGATATGCTCTATTAACTGAGGATGATTTTGCCTTAGCTAATAGTAAGGGTTGGAATATAACTAAGTAACTAATAAATCAAAGTAATTAAAAGGTAACAATAAAACGTTACCTTTTTTTTTTCTATTTAAGATAAAAAAATATGATAAATATAAAAGATAAATTAAGAAGAAGTAATGTATTATTTTCAAGACAAAAAATAGAAAATGTAAATTACGCTGATAGGGGCACATTAGCAGAAGATGAAAGTAATTTGAATGCTGAAATAAATGATATCAATAACACAATAAATAATAGCGTGGAAAATGACGTTTATAATGCTACGATATCTCAACTAAATCGTAGGATTGATGAGGTAACAGAACAGGTAGATAATATTGGCGAAATCGTTAAAGAGAATAGTGCAGATATTAGTGTTGGAATAATCCTAAGTGGCAGTACGTTTACAAGCATACCAAAGGAATTTATTTTTTCAAATGCAGAGAATTTAAACAGAGTATTAGAAGACTGCATAAATTTAACTTTTGCCAATATTGAAATGTCAAATGCCAAAACTGCCAAATATATGTTTGATGGATGCACAAGTTTAGAGAGTGTAAATCTTAAATCAGATAAATTAATTGATGGTGTATGTATGTTTAATAATTGTAAAAGTTTATCTAACTTACCAAATATAGATTTATCAAATTTAGAGTTGGGTGGCGGTATGTTTGCTAATACTCCAATAACAGAAATACCTAACTATAATTTAAAGAAATGTAGGGATTTTAGTGTAACGTTTCAATATTGTAAAAATTTGGTAGCACCTGTTGATTTAGAATTGGATAGCGCTACTAATTTATATGCTATGTTTGATGGATGCACATCATTGACAGATGTAAAATTGAAAAATCTGAATAATGTAACCAATATGCAAGCGGTGTTTAATGGATGCACAAATTTACAAAAAGTAGAACTAATAAATACTAATAAATTAGAAACTGCACAAGGTCTTTTTCTAAATTGTGATAATTTAACTGATGTTGTAATTACTGATTTGGAAAATTTAGAAAATGCAGTTAATATGTTTAATGATTGTTCTAAATTAAAAAATTTGACATTTCCTTCCAATACCAATAATTTATTAACTATGGCTTATATGTTTTGTGGTTGTTGTGGATTAACTGAAATACCTTATTTTGACACAAGTAATGTAACTGATATGGAAAATTGTTTTGATTATTGTTATAAAATAAAGACAATACCACAATTTAATTTTAAAAACGTAAGTGATATTTCGTCTATGTTTAAAAATTGTTATAGTTTAGAAACTATACCTTTGCTTGATTTTTCATCTGTACGATATTGTAATTTTACTTTTTACACTTGCTCTTCATTAAAAAATTTAGGTGGTTTTAAAAATTTAAAGGTTGATTTGGGTTTAGCAGACTCATCAAAATTAACATATCAATCTGTTTTGAATGTTATAAATAATGCTTATGATTTCAGAGCAAATGGCAGTACTACCACCCAAACAATAAAATTACATAGTGATGTATATGCTCTATTAAGTGATGATGATTTTGCGTTAGCTAATAATAAAGGTTGGGTAATAAGTAAGTAATTATGATACAGATAGAAGATAAAAATAATGGTGTAATATATATAAATAGCAATGGTGTTGCTATAAGTGATTATGTAAGTGGTGTGTATTACGATAGCACAATAAATGCCCTTTATGATAGGTTGGAAGAGTTACAGGATATAACCAATAATTTTGTAAATAAAGAAGATTTCAATAACTATTATAATGAAATA